GTCGGCGTTGATACTGGGGTAATGACCAAGTGACTAACTTTAAGTACAAGCCAGACGGTGATGTGCTAAAGTCGTTTATGAAAGACGATACGTTCTTTCGTGGCATAAGGGGGCCAGTTGGTAGTGGCAAAAGTGTTGGCTGTTGTGTGGAGGTTTTTCGTCGAGCGCTTCAGCAGCAGAAGGCTCCAGACGGAATGCGAAAGTCCCGATGGGCTATTATACGAAACACAAACCCACAGCTACGAACTACAACTATTAAAACATGGCTTGATTGGTTCCCCGAAAACGAATGGGGACGATTCACTTGGTCAGTCCCATATACCCATCACATCAAGAAGGGCGAGATTGATCTCGAGGTCCTCTTCCTTGCACTAGATCGCCCCGAAGATGTTAAGAAACTTCTATCGCTAGAACTTACTGGCATCTGGATTAACGAGGCTAGGGAGATACCCAAGTCTATTATTGATGCGTGTACTATGCGTGTTGGTCGTTATCCCTCTATGCGTGACGGTGGCCCTAGCTGGACAGGTGTTATTGCTGACACCAACGCTCCAGAAGAGGATCACTGGTGGCCGATTATGTCTGGTGAAGTTCCTATTCCTGATCACATCCCGCGTGAGCAAGCCAAGATGCTGGTGAAGCCAGATAACTGGGAGTTCTTTACTCAGCCCGCTGGTATGCGTGAGATCAGAAACAATGAGGGTGAGCTAGAAGACTACGAGCCCAACAAGGATGCTGAAAACCAGCGTCACATGATGTCCAGTTATTACCCAAACCTTATCCAAGGTAAGACTAAAAGCTGGATTGATGTCTATGTAATGAACCAACTTGGTCACATTCAGGACGGAAAGCCAGTATATCCTATGTTTGCTACTGATGTTCACGTCGCAAAAGAAGAGGTTCCCGTTGCGGCAGGTGTGCCTGTCTATGTTGGGATCGACTTCGGCCTTACCCCTGCTGCCGTTATTGGGCAGAAGGTGCGCGGTAGATGGCTAGTGCAGTCTGAGATTGTAGCTGTTGATATGGGCATTGTTCGATTTGCTGAAGTGTTGCGCAATGAGCTTGCAACGCGCTTCTCCGCCGCTGGCGAGGTCATTATCTATGGTGATCCTGCTGGCGATTTTAGAGCGCAGACTGATGAATCCACTCCCTTTCACATTCTGCGCGGTGCTGGCTTGAGGGCGTTTCCCGCGCCATCCAACTCTGTTGACCTTCGTCTTGAGGCTGTCTCTTCCCAGCTAACTAAGATGGTAGAAGGGAAGCCAGCACTATTAATTGATAGACGCTGCCCGCAACTCATCAAGGGTTTTGAGGGCGGGTATGCCTATAAGCGCATGGAAGTTAGCGGTGAAAGATACGCTGATAAGCCAGACAAGAATATGTTTAGTCACGTCCACGATGCAGCGCAGTATCTATTCTTGGGCGCTGGTGAAGGCAGGGCTTTGATGAATAGTCAGAAACCTGCTAGGGCTGTGGTAGCCCAAAGAAACTTTGATGTATTCAAACGAAAGCCAACATCGCAACGTCGCGGTAATGTTTGGTCAAGGATGTAAAGGAGAACACTATGTGTTTTGGACCGTCTGCCGCAGAAAAACAAGCGGCTGCTGAATCAAGAGAAGAAGCTGATCGCGCAAAGCGTGCAGAGATAGAAACTCGCGCCAATCAAAAGCGTGAAGATATCACAGAGGCAGTGGAAGGCAGAACAGCACGCCGTGGTATGCGCGGTGGCGCTGGGCGTCGATCACTGTTCCGCGCTTCTGGTGGCGGTTTCCTAGGTAGGTTTGGCAATAATGGATAAGATCGCAAAGCAGTACATCGAGAAGTACAACAAGGCTAAAGCCTTCCGCGAAAACTGGGTTCCGCTGTTCGAGGAGTGCTATGAGTACGCACTGCCGCAGCGTGAGTCTTTCTACTATGAAGAAGCTGGACAGCGTCGAGATCAAAAGATTTTCGACGAGACTGCTGTTGTTGGCGTGCAGGAGTTTGCAAGTAGACTTCAGTCAGGGCTGGTTCCTAACTTTGCGCGCTGGGCTGACCTTATGTCGGGTAGCGAAGTGCCGCCTGAACAACGTGAAGAGATCGACAATGAGTTGGATGATGTAACCAACTATGTTTTCGAGGTTCTGCAAAACTCTAACTTCAGTCAGGAAGTGCATGAGTCATTCATGGACTTGGCTGTAGGCACTGGCATTCTTTGCGTTGAAGAGGGGGATGCAATTAATCCTGTAATCTTCTCTGCAATCCCGCTGCCTCATGTGGTTCTTGATACTGGACCTGATGATCGCATCGACCATGTGTTTCGCGAGCGCAAGAAGGTTAAGTTCGACCACCTAGAGATAATGTATCCTAACGGCTCGTTTAGCCCGAAGGTTAATAACATGATGGGTCGCAACCAAGAGACTACGGTCTTGGAGGTTGTATGCCGTGATTACTCTCGCAAGAATGAAGAAGCGTATATTCATTACGCAATCTGTATGACTACGGATACCGTACTTCATAAGAAAGAGATGCGCGGTCTTGGTTCTAACCCATTCATCTGCTTCCGCTGGTCCAAGTGTGCTGGTGAAGTTTATGGCCGTGGTCCTTTGATTAACGCTCTAGCTGCAATCAAAACCACTAACCTTACTATTGAGTTGATCCTTGAGAATGCGCAGATGCAAATCTCTGGCATCTATCAAATGGAAGACGATGGGGTTATCAACCCAGATACAATTCAGCTTGTTCCCGGGTCTATCATTCCAAAGGCAATGGGCAGTCAGGGCTTGCAGCCAATACAGTCTGCGGGTCGCTTTGATGTTGCCCAGCTAGTTCTTAGCGATATGCGCTTGAACATTAAGCGTGCGCTTTACAATGATATGCTTGGCAACCCAGACAAGACGCCAGCTACAGCAACAGAAGTTGCAGAGCGTATGGCTGATCTTTCTCGCCGCGTTGGTTCTTCATTTGGTCGATTGCAAGCAGAGTTGGTGCAGCCAGTTCTCCAGCGTGTAATCTACATTCTGAAGAAGCAGGGACGCATCGAGGTTCCCACTGTTAATGGTCGTGAGGTCAAGGTTCGCTCTGTATCTCCACTTGCTCAAGCGCAAGCTAACCAAGATATTTCCAGTGTTGCTCGTTACCTTGAGTTGGTTGGTGGGGTGTTTGGGCCAGAGATGTTGCAGCTTCTTATTGATGGGGAAAAGACTGCGGTTCACTTGGCTAAGAAGTTTGGTGTTCCAGAAAGTTTGATTCGCGATGAAGAACAGCGTAAACAAATAGCTGCAATGGCGCAGCAGATGGCGCAGCAACAACAGGGTACAATGCTTGAGCAACAAGATTAACATTGGAATAGACGGGTATCAGCGCAAATCTGAGGACGATGTGATCGTCAGCAAGAATGTTGCGAAGGTATTTGAATCGCCTACGGGCAAAGAGGTTCTACGTTATTTGCGTTCAATCACTATTGAGATGGTGAATGGGCCGAATGTGACTACGGAAGAGTTACGTCACCTTGAGGGTCAGCGATATATCGTTGGCCTCATCGAGCAACGTATTGCACATGGACACAGGAGTAAAACATGAGCGAACAAGAAGCAGCAATCGAAGTAGCAGAGGCCGATGGCCGTGACTTTGTTACCCAAGAGGATGTTCAACAGGCAGAAGCCCCAGCGTCAGATCGACCTGAGTGGCTCCCTGAGAAGTTCAAGTCACCAGAAGATTTGGCAAAGTCCTACACTGAACTGTCTCAGAAGCTAGGTGGCAAAGAAGAAGATATTCGCAACTCAATCATCGAGGAGATTCAGAAGGAAGCATTTAGTGACCGCCCTGAATCTGCTGGGGATTATCAGTTGCCTGAGACTGTTGACGCTGAAGCTGCTGTAGATAGCGATCTTCTAAAGTGGTGGTCAGATCATTCGTTCGAGAATGGCTATTCACAAGAAGAGTTTCAGCAAGGCATCGAGATGTATTCTCAAGCAGTCATGGGCAATCAGCCAGACCTTGAAGCTGAGGCTGCAAAGCTAGGTGACAATGCTGAAGCACGCATTGAGTCAGCTTCTATCTTTGCTACCAAGTTTTTCCCAGAGGAAGCATTGCCAGCTATTGAGCGTATGTGCGAAAGTCATTCTGGAATACTTGCACTTGAAGCAATTCAAGAGGCAATGAAGGATGGCAACTTTGCTGGCAACACTCAGCCTGCTGCGCAAACATCAGAGCGTGAGCTTCGGGAGATGATGAATGATCCAAGATACTGGAAAGACAAAGACCCCTCCTTCATCAAGGAAGTCACTGAAGGCTTCCAGCAAATCTACCGAGGTTAAGATTTTACAGAGGGGTGGGTTTTATCTCACCCCTTTTACTTTGGATCACATTGAAGAAGTTGTTGAAAACCTAAGCCAAGAAAATAGGCGAGAGCTAAAGCTGCTTGGTCATCTTGATCTCAGGCAGGCAATGCAAGAGATGTACGAAACCTCAGAGTGTTATATTTGTCGCAAAGAGGGCGAGTCATTTATTATGGTGGGCGGTCTTTGGTTTGACGATGATGCTGAGTCACCTCAAATGTTTGCGATGTTCTCCGACAAGATCAAAGATAACTTTCACGCTATGGCCCGTGGATCAAAGATGCTTGTGAGCTTTTTCGACCAAGCGCATGATGGCATGTCTATGACGGTAAATGCCGATTATGACTTTATTTTAGATTGGGCGGCGTGGTTAGGCTTCGAGGCTGTCGGGCTTTATTCTGACGATTCCAGTAAGTATGTTGATTTTGTGCGTTGCAATCCGCAGAAAAAAAATGCTTATGATAGCGCATCGCGGCCCGTAATGCACTGATCGGCCCCTTTGGGATACCCGAGTTGAGGTGAGAGATGCGGACACCCGTAGCAAACTGAAACTTCAATTAGGACTGAAAAAATGGCTAATACAATTGACCAAGCCTTCATCAAGCAGTTCGAGACAGAAGTTCACATGGCGTATCAGCGCATGGGTTCCAAGCTACGGAACACTGTTCGCACGTCTAACGTGACTGGTTCTGTTGCTCGATTCCAAGTTATTGGTAAAGGCACTGCAAATACTAAATCTCGCAACGGTGATGTAACTCCAATGGAGCTTGTACACACCAACGTCGAAGCAACAATGGCTGACTTCTATGCGCCAGAGTACATCGACAAGCTGGACGAGCTGAAGATCAACATCAACGAGCGCCAAGCTGTTGCACAATCTGCTGCTGCTGCTCTCGGTCGTAAGACTGATGAAATCCTCATCACAGCATTGGACGCGGGTGCTAACTCCACTCAAATCCACGATACTTCTTCCGCTTTGGAAAAGGCTGACCTGCTGTCTTTGTTTGAAACATTCGGCACAGCCGACATTCCAGAAGATGGCCAGCGCTATCTTGCTATGTCACCTGCTGGTTTTGCTGACTTGTTTGCAATCAACGAGTTTGCATCTTCAGACTATGTTGGCCCACAGAACCTGCCATACGCAGGCGGCATGACAATGAAAGAATTCTTGGGCTTCAAGGTTTTCTCAACATCTGCTGTAGCTGGCGGTAAGAACTTTGCTTACCACACAACTGCTGTTGGCTTGGGCATCAACGCTGATGTTCAGACTGAGATCAACTATGTGCCAGAAAAAGTCTCGCACTTGACCACATCTATGATGTCGATGGGTGCTGTCGTTATTGATGACGATGGTGTCTACGAAGTCCTAGACAACAACTAAGATTGGCGGGGGGTTTAGGCCCCCCGACTTTTTATGCCAGATGTAGCAAACACACCGATTAAAATCTGCTCTCGCGCATCTCTCTTGATTGGGGGCGACGCGATTCAGTCTTTTGAAGATGGCACAGCCGAAGCGTCAGTTAGCTCGGCTATGTACGAAGACATGGCGCGTTCTGCTTTGACCAACTCACGTTGGCGCTTTGCTACAGATCAAGAGGTTCTGGCTCGACAATCTGAGGCACCTACTGGTCGTTGGGAAGCAGCATATCTACTCCCCTCGGAAATGATTATGCTCAATGCTCTGACCGTAAATAACGTACCTATTAAGTATGATCTCTATGGTACGAAGGCATTTTGCAATGAGTCTCCTACAGCTGAGATTGTTGCTGATTATATTTTCCGTGCAAATGAAGCGTTCTGGCCTCCATACTTTGTAACTGCGGTTGAGTATATGATGGCTGGTGTTCTTGCTGTTTCTGTTGCGCGAGACGCTACGCTTGCAGGTTTGATGGAGCAGAAGGCTGACTACCAGATGCGCCAAGCACGCCGCCTACACTCACAGCAGCAAACAACACGCAAGCTCAACACATCGAGGTTCATTGCTGAAAGGCGCAGCTAATGCAAAGAGTACGAGTTCCTATTAGCAGCTTTCAGTTTGGTGAGGTTAGTGACTCATTGCTTATGAGGACTGATTCGCCTGTGTATGCTCAGTCAGCGCAGCGCATAGAAAACATGGTGGTTATGGCCGAGGGTTCTGTAAAGAAACGCTACGGCCTAAAGCATATCTATGACTATGGGTTGAGCGGTGTGGGTACTGCGCAGTCCCACCTCTTCCGCTTTATGTTTGATACAAACGAAGAGTATGTCATCTCTGTTGAGGAGGGTAAGGTTCGCTGCTTCCAGCTAGAGACTGATGGCAGCGTCACTCTTGTTGATACAATTACTCAAGATACAGACAGCAATGCCCTGCCGTTCGATGAGGATTACATCCAAGAATATACATCGACCCAGTACGGTGATGTTATGTTTATCTGCCATCCTCTGTTTGCGCCTCGGATGCTTACCCGCACTTCGTTGACTAACTTTGAGATCAGTGTGTTTACGTTTGATTCAAAGCTAGATGGCAATGAGATTTATCAGCCTTACACGCGGTTTCAGTCTCAGTCTGTAACGCTTGATCCATCTGGAACAACTGGCTCAGTTACTCTTACCACAAGTGA